AAGATGGGAATAACTATACAAGCTGTATATATGGCTATAAAGCAAGGTCGTTTGACTGCGATGGAAGATAGTCAAGGAAATATCGTTATTAATAGCGACACTATGGTTGCTGAGATGAAAAAGAATGGACAATATCGCAGAATGAAAAATAATGCAGTTTTGCCTACAACATCAACATCACCTAAAAAGAAAAGATATTCTTCTACAAAAGACTCAATTCCAGAATATGAAGAGAGTAAAGCTAGGACAGAACATCTAAAAGCAGAATTATTAGAGTTAGAACGTAAACAGAAAGAAGACTCACTTGTGTCTATGCAAGAAGTACAACTTAAGTGGATTGAGATTATTACAACCGCAAGAACAAAACTATTAGGAATATCATCTAAAGCAAAACAAAGATTACCTGACTTAGATACCAATGCAGTTAGTTGTATAGATGACATTGTAAGAGAAGCATTAGAAGAATTATCTGCTGCATGAGTAATCTTTTATTACTAGAAAAAACTGCATTTAATAGTTTTAAACCTCCTGAGAAGCTAAGTCTTAGTGATTGGGCAGATCAATATGCCTATTTATCTACAGAAAGTTCAGCAGAGGGTGGAAGGTGGAGGACATTGCCATATCAAAAAGGAATTATGGATGCGATAACTGATCCTGATATAGAACAGGTAACAGTTATGAAGTCAGCTAGGGTTGGATACACAAAAATTTTGAATCATATTATTGGTTATCACATCCACCAAGATCCATGTCCAATAATGGTAGTGCAACCAACTATTGAAGATGCTACTGGTTACTCAAAAGAAGAAATAGCTCCTATGATTCGTGACAGTAAATGTTTAGAAGGATTAATTAGTGATCCAAAAGCAAAAGATGGATCTAATACATTGCTACAGAAAAACTTTCCTGGTGGAACATTATCTTTAGTTGGTGCTAACTCACCTAGAGGATTTAGAAGAGTTAGTCGTAGAGTCGTGCTTTTTGATGAGGTTGATGGTTATCCACTTGGCGGTGCGGGTACTGAAGGAGATCAAATTAAGCTTGGTATAAGACGAACAGAATATTATTGGAATCGCAAAATAGTTTCTGGCTCTACACCTACTATTAAAGATTTTTCTCGTATAGAGAGAATGTTTTTACAGACAAATCAGATGAGATATTACTGTCCATGTCCTTCATGCGGTCATATGCAATATTTAAGATGGTCGCAATTTACATGGCAAAATGATGATCCTGATACTGTTAAATACAAATGTGAGTCATGTAGTCACTTAATCCCAGATACGAAGAAAAGATATATGGTAGAACGTGGAGAATGGCGAGCAACTGCACCAGGTAAATCAAAACACGTTGGTTTTCATATATGGGCTGCATATTCATATTCACCTAATGCGAGTTGGCCTAATTTAGTAGAAGAATTTTTAGAAAGTAAAGATGATCCAGAACAATTAAAAACGTGGATCAATACTATTTTAGGTGAGACATGGGAGGATCAATATCAAGCGAAGGTTGGTGCTGATGCTTTGATGATTAGGGCAGCAGAAGCTAAGTATGAGAGAGCAAAACCGCCAAAAGAAGTTTTGTTTTTAACTGCGGGTATTGATACACAGGATGACAGATTAAGTATGTCTGTTTTTGGTTTTGGTCGTAATGAGGAGATGTTCCTTATTGATAGGCAAGTTATTTATGGTTCACCATCAAGGGCAGATGTTTGGAAACAATTAGATGAAATATTACTAGGTAAATTTATAAATGAAGACGAAAAAGAGATAAAGATAGAGAGTGCAGCGATTGATACAGGTGGTCACTTTACACATGAGGTTTATCAGTATGTAAGAGAACGGTCACATATAGGTTTGATTGGTATTAAGGGTGTTGGTCAAAAAGGTAAACCCGCTTTAGGTAAGCCAAGTAAGGTTGATATTAATTTTTCTGGTAAAGCATTAAAGAAAGGAGTGCAATTATTTCCTGTTGGAGTTGATGTTATTAAAACAACACTTAGTAATAAGTTGAAAGATGCAGATATAGGAGAAGGGTATATACATTTTTATCCAACAATCACACCAGACTATTTTGAAGAGCTTACAGCCGAGCGACAAGTACTTAAATATAAGAATGGTTATCAGGAACGTGTTTGGGTAAAGAAAAGTTCTGCTAGAAACGAAGCGTTAGATGAAATGGTGTATTCATGGGCTGCTTATCAGCGATTATTACAAAAATATGACCGTAGAACTATATTTGACCAATTTGAAAGAAAAATTTATCCTTCTGAACCTCTAAAGGAGGCTAAGATAGACTTAAATCGTCCTAAATCGGCTAAAAAGTCGAATTTTGTCGCTAATTGGTAATTAATCGTGACTTTTCCCCAACAAATTATTGCAGGAGATCTTGTTCAATGGAGGATTCCTGAGACACAAGATGTTTTTGGTAACAGAATCAGCAGTCCAGATTGGTCTGTTATTTATTATCTAAGAACAAATACATCTGCTGAAGGTGCAACTGTAAATAGTTCTGCTTATTTAAGTGGTTTTGAATTTAGTATTCCCGCAGCTACTACAGTAAATTTTGATGCGGGTGATTGGTTTTATCAAGCTGTTGCAAATAAATCAGGTCAAGAAAGTCAAACTATATATAGAGGATCATTTAAAGTTTTAGCATCACAAGCATATACAGGAACTCCTGCTGCTTTTGATGGTCGAACACAATTACAAAAAGACCTTGATCTTATTGAAACAGCAATAAGAAATATTCTTAGCGGTGGTGTTATACAGGAGTATAAAATTGGCACAAGAAATGCAAAGAAATATGAGTTATCAGAATTAATAATGTTGAAGAGTCAATTAAAAGCAGAAGTTATTAGAGAAAAACAAGCAGAGTTAATTGATAATGGTCTTGGAAATCCAAGAGCTACTTTTGTTCGTTTTGATGGAGCATACTAATGGGAATTAGATCTAACATTGCAAGTGCAGTAAAAAGAGTTTTAGGTTTTGGAGAGAAAGCTAATCCTCTTAAAAATATTAGGGCTTATCAGGGAGCATTAGTTTCAAGACTTACATCAGATTGGATGGCAAGTCAACTTAGTGCTGATGCTGAGATTAGGAATAGTCTTAGAAAGTTGAGAGATAGATCAAGAGAACTTGTAAGAAATAATCCTTATGCAAGACAAGCCAAGAGGACAACTCAAATAAATATTGTTGGAACTGGCATGAAGTTTCAATCTAGGGTTTTACAGATTAGAGGAAACAGAAGAGATCAAAGAATAAATAATCTTATAGAACAAAAGTGGGCTGAATGGTCTGGAGCTAACAGTTGTGATTGTGCGGGAAGATATAGCTTCCATGAATTTGAATGGTTAGCTGCGGGTGCATTATGTGAATCAGGTGAAGCAATATTTAGGATAGTTAGACAACAGTTTGGCAATTCAAAAGTACCTCTTGCTTTGCAACTTATTGAGTCTGATTTGTTAGATGAGGAATATACAGGTAAAACACTAAAAGTAAAAAACGAATGGCGAAACGGAGTGGAAAACGATGAGTGGGGAAGACCAGTACGTTATGCCATTCTTACAAAACATCCAGGCGATGCTTATTATTTAGATTATTCAAATAATCAAAAGACGCATATATTCTTGTCAGCAGATGACATTATTCACCTATATCTTCCAGAAAGACCAGGTCAAAATCGTGGAGTGCCTTGGTTTCATAGCGTTATGTCTGATATGCACCAATTAGAAGGCTATGAAGAAGCTGCTGTTATTAGAGCAAGGGCGGGTGCAAGTATTATGGGATTTATACAAAACGATCAAGGTGAGTTAATAGGAGATGAAGTACAAAATAATCAAAGAATACAATCCTTCTCGCCAGGTGAGTTTCGTTATCTAGCACCAAACGAAAGTATTAATATTCCAGATATAGATTATCCATCTCAACAGTATGAGATGTTTGTAAAAAATAAGATAAGACGTTTTGCTACAGGTATTGGTTGTAGTTTTGAAACTATAAGTAAAGACTTTAGTGAGACTAATTATTCAAGTTCAAGATTAAGTCTTTTAGAAGACAGAGAACATTGGAAGTTTTGTCAAAAGTATCTGATAAATAATTTACATCTAAGAGTATTTAAAGAATGGATGAAGTTAGCTGTTCTTGTTGGAGAATTAGATTTTGATGATTTTGCAGTTAGACCAGAAAGATATATAAAGCCAAGATGGACTCCTCCCGCACAACATTATGTAGATCCACTAAAAGAAGTAAAAGCTTTTAGAGAAGCAGAACAGGCGGGTTACATGAGTAAGGCTCAGGTTATAGCTGCTACAAATGGTGGTGATTATGACGATATTATTTCAGAAATATCAAGAGAACAGGAAGTCGCTAAAGAGTTAGGGGTTACATTAGATAAAGACCTTGATCTTGAAGTTGAGGTAGGTCAGTTAGAACTTGATTTGCCTACAGTACAACCAACAAGAGCAAAGAAAACACGCAAAAAAACTAAGTAATCATGGCAAATGTAAGCGGAACTGAGATTAATCTCAAACCTACAGATGGGATGAAGACGGAAGCACAAAGATATAAAGATTGGAAAAAAGAAGGTAGAGCAGGTGGTACACAAGTTGCAGCAGTTAGAGCGACTCAAATTTTAAGTGGCTCAGAGTTATCACCAGATGTTGTTGTAAGGATGTTTAGTTTTTTTAGTCGGCATGAGGTTGACAAAAAAGCAGAAGGTTTTAGCCCTAGTGAAAAGGGCTATCCGTCAAAAGGCAGGGTTGCATGGGCAGCTTGGGGAGGTGATGCAGGCTTTAGTTGGAGTAGAGGTAAAGCTGCTTCTATAAAAAAAGCTAGAGAAAGAGCAGAACCAATAGAACTTGCAAGACCATATCCAAATGAACACGCAGCGACTATTACAAATCCAGAACAATATGATACATTTAGGCGGTCAAACAATGAAGGTTCACAAGGGGTAGACTTTATTTTTGGTATAAAGAATAATGAAGAGGGTGCTGAACTTCAATCAATTAGATTCAGACTGTCTGAATATTCTGTCTCCCAAGCTAAATCTTGGCTTGATAGAAACGAATTTGATCCAATCAAGTTTGAACCCGCTACTAACCAAAAATCTATGACTGAATCGACAACAGTTGAAAAAAGAGCCGAACCTGATGGTCTGAAGGTCGGTGATTTTGTTCGCTGGAACTCTAGTGGTGGTACAGCTAGAGGAAAGATTGATCGCATTGTAAGAGATGGATCAATAGATGTACCAGATAGTTCTTTTACTATCACAGGAACAGCAGAAGATCCTGCTGCTCTCATCACTCTTTATAGGAATGGTGAAGCAACAGATCGGAAGGTCGGTCATAAGTTTTCAACTTTGACTAAGATCGCAGCTATCAGAACAATAGATTCTGATGACAAATTGGAAAGAAAAGAAGTTACTGATTTTAAAAATGTAAAATCAAGAACATTTGAGTTTCCTTTCTCGTCAGAATATCCAGTAAAGCGTTATTTCGGTAACGAAATATTAAGCCATGAACGTGGTGCTGCTGATCTATCAAGACTTAATGATGGTGGTGCAGTTTTGTTTAATCACAATATGGATAAACCAATAGGTGTAGTTGAATCTGCATATATTGGTGAAGACAAAAGAGGTTACGCAAAGATTCGTTTCTCAAGAAGTAAGTTTGCATCTGAGATCTTAGAAGATGTAAAAGATGGAATTATTCGAGGTATTAGCTTTGGATATTCTATTAATGACATTGATGAGACAGAAGAAGGTATGCTTGCCCGAAGCTGGTCAGTTCACGAATTGTCAGTTGTAACGGTGCCTGCAGATCCTACAATAGGTTTCGGAAGAAGCTTAATTACACCCTCTCAAGGTAATAGTATTACTATGGAAGATAAGTCACCTACTCAGGAGATTAATTCTGCGGAATTATCCGCATCACCCTCTGTTCGCACTATGGAAGAACCAATCAAAGAAACTCAGGTTGAAGCGGAGAAATCCGTTGAAATCGACATCAAAGCCGAAGTTCAACGTGCTATTGATGATAACAACGCTCGTACAGCATCTATCACTTCTTTATGTCGTGAGTTTGGAGAGTATGGAGCAGAAGACATAGCTGAAACTCTTATTAAAGGCAACAAATCTGTTGTTGAAGCAAGAGCAGCCATCCTCGATCTTGTTAAAAACAAGGCAGAGGTCAATAATACCCCTATTCGTTCAACAGACATGACAACTAATGAAGTTGGTTTAGAACCAAAAGAAGTTAAGAAGTTTTCTTTCTTAAGAGCTTTAAATGCGTTAGCAAATCCTAATGACAGATCAGCACAAGAAGCTGCTGCATTTGAAAGAGAAGTTTCAGACGAAGCATCTAAGCGTTATGACAAACCTGCAAATGGAATCTTAGTCCCTAACGAAGTTTTACAAAGAGACTTGAATGTAGGTACTGCAACTGCGGGTGGTAACTTAGTTCCAACAGAATTACTTTCTGGTTCTTTCATAGACATTCTTCGTAAGAGAATGGCTGTTATGGCTGCAAACCCAACAATGCTTACAGGACTTTCTGGTAATATTGCGATTCCAAGAATGACGCAGACAGCGACAGGTTTCTTTGTGGGAGAAGGATCTGAGCCCACCGAGAGTCAACAGGCGTTCGACCAAGTGAACATGACGCCAAAAACGGTTGGCGGGGTCGTAGAATTTACAAGACGCTTGTTATTGCAGTCATCTATAGACGTTGAATCAATGATTCGTGACGATATTGCGAGAGTTATTGCTACTAAATTAGATAACGCAGCTATCTACGGTACAGGTTCTTCAAACCAACCATTAGGTATCAAAGATACAACTGGTGTTGGCACACAAACAATTACTACATTCGGTACATTCGCTGAGTACATCGGAATGGAAACTGATGTAGCTGCTGCAAACGCAGATGTAGCAAATATGTTCTACATCATTAATGCTTCTGCTAGAGGTGCATTAAAGAGTACAGAAGTTGCTTCAAATACAGGTAAATTCGTTTTCGAGAACAATGAGATTAATGGCTATCCAGTTATTGTTTCAAATCAACTTGTAAATAACGATGCACTATTTGGTGACTTCAGCCAGTTCTGTATTGGTATGTGGAGTGGTTTAGATCTTACAGTAGATACAATCACAAAAGCGGGTAGCGGTACAGTTAAGATTGTTGCGTTGCAAGATGTTGACTTTGCGATCAAGCAACCAACTGCGTTCTGCTTCGGCACATAATATGAAAGTTAAACTAATTAGATCAACAATGATAGCTGGAGTCCCAACGGACTCTGGCACTACTATTGAAGTAGATAATAATGTTGGTCGTTTGCTTATTTTTAGTGGTAAAGCTATAGAGGCTTCAGAAGCGACTCCTGTAGTTGAAGAAGAAGTTGTAGAGGAAAAGCCAAAAGCAAAGCAAAAACCTAAGAAAAAACAGACTACTACAACAGAGGAAACTTAAAGTGGCAATCATTCAACAAAACTTGGAAAAGCTAGATATAACAGCAGCAGTAGCATCTGCTTCTGTTACATCAACAGCTACATCAAGTGCTATTGATTTACTGGAATTTGATGGCGATGTTGTTCTTGTTCTTAACTGTGCAGCAGGAACAGGTTCATCTCCAACTTTAAATATTAAAGTTCAAGATTCTGATACATCAGGTGGTACTTATGGAGACTTGTCTGGAGCAGCTTTTACTGAAGTAACAACTTCAGCATCTCTTCAGAGTCTTGCAGTTAACAAAGATGAATGTAAAAGATTTATCAAGATAGTTCAAACAGTAGCGGGTTCTTCACCTGTTTTTGTTTACGGAATATCATTAGTTGCTGCTAAGAAGTACGGATAAAAAATATAGCCCCTTTCATGGGGCTTTTTATTATGGCATTTACTGAAGATTTAAGTACATTTTTTGCTGATTTTTCAGATACCGTTGTGTTTAATAGCACTACTTACAAAGGAATATTGGATGAACCTGATGAAATAGTTGCAGATGATAGAGTATTGACTACTGATTATCAACTTACAGCTAAGTCAAGTGATCTTGGTAGTCTTGTTTTTGATGATGCAATTACAGTAAATTCTGTTTCTTATAAAGTAAGAAGTACTAGAAAAATAGATGATGGTAGTTTATGTATTGTTTCTTTAATGAAGGTATAAAATGACCAGTAAAAGAGAACAAATATTAGCAAAAATAAAGACTAATCTTAGTGGTACTACTGGAGTTGGTTCTAGGATTTTTAGGTCTAGGTCTGAACCTCTAACAAGGGCTGAATCCCCAAGCTTGGTAATTGAGTTTGTTACAGATCAACCAACTATAAATAGTGCTACATATTTAAAACTAGATTGGACTTTAAGAGTAAGAATAGTTGTTATTGTCAGATCACAAACACCAGATACATCAGCAGATCCCACGATTGAAAGTTTACATACAAAAATTGTAAATGATCCTACTCTTGGTGGACTTGCTATAGATGTAAGACCATCAACTGTAACCTTTGATGTTATAGAAGCAGATCAACCTGCGGGAGTTGTGTTTTGTGAATATGAAATAGATTACAGATCAGACTATAACGATTTATCAACATGATCTATACTTCAAACATGACCCTAACAACCCTTATTGTCTATTATGAAGTATGAAAATCCAACTGAGGGCGGTACTTACATACTTGACCCCAAAACTGGCAAATCAAAGCTAGTTCAACAAACAACACAAGCAGAACCCCCTACTGAGGTAACTAAAGATGGCACTACTAACAAGAAAGAGAGTAATTCTGATTGAGGCAGAAAGCAGCTATGGATCAGATCCAGGTATAGTTGCTGCTGATGCTGTTCTTGTAAGAGATTTGAGTATTACACCACAATCAAGTGATGTTGTAAGCAGAGATGTTGTAAGACCGTTTCTAGGAGCTTTCCAACAACTACTAGCAAACACAAATGTTGAGGTAAGTTTTTCCGTAGAACTTGCGGGAAGTGGCACAGCAGGCACAAGCCCCAGGTATGGAGATGCCCTTAAAGCCTGTGGCTTTAGCGAGACTGTAAGTAGTGGAACAAGTGTTACTTATGCACCTGTTTCAACAAGTTTTTCTTCAGTTACTATTCACTACAACACAGATGGTGTTAGGCACAAAGTAGTTGGAGCAAGAGGTAGCTTCGTGATTAATGGATCTGTTGGTGAGATACCTACAATCGACTTTACTTTCCAAGGCATATATATCCCTCCAACAGATACAGCTTTACCTACAGTCACCTATGGAGATCAAGCAACACCTTTGATATTTAAGCAAGGTAATACAAGTAGTTTCCAGTTGCTATCACATTCTGGTGCTTTATCTTCTATTTCTTTAGATGTAGGTAATGAACTTGTTTATCGTGAGTTAGTTGGTGGGACTCAAGAAACATTATTAGTTAATAGAAACATTACTGGTTCTGTTTCGATTGAAGCTGTACCACTAGCAACTAAGGATTTCTTTGCTGCTGCTGTTGCTGAGACAACAGGAAACTTAACATTCTTACATGGAACAACTGCGGGCAACAAAGTGCAAGTATCTTCAACAAAAGCTGATATTGGTGACGTTGCTTATGCAGAAGAGGATGGAATTCAAATGTTAGAGATTCCTTACACATTAGTTCCAACATCAGCAAATGATGAACTCACAATAACTTACACATAGATACTGACTAAGTATTGACTACTGAGTTAGAGTAAGAAAGAATATATTTTAATTTATGCCTTTTGTAAGAAAAAAAACTAAGGTTTATTCTTGGCCTGTAAAAGTACAAACACCATCTACAACAAAAGTAGGAGAGTTTGAAACTACAAAATTTACAGGCAAATTTAATCGTTTATCAAGAACAGAACTTACAAACTTTGAAGAAGCTACTGAATACGATGCTTTGCAAAAAGTCTTAGTAGGTTGGGAAGATGTCAATGAAGAAGATGGAACACCTATCCAATTTACACAAGCAGTATTAAAAGAATTTTCTGAAGATACAGATTTTGTAGCTGGTGTACTAGAAGCATTTAAAGATTTCTACAGTAATGCACAAGCAAAAAACTAACTGATGCTGCTTTATATTGGGCTTCGGGTAGCAAAAAAGTTATAGATGAAACCGCTAAAGATGCAGAAGTTTTTGGTATTCAGATAGAGAAGCAACCAGAAGAAAAAGAAGAGTTTGAGGTTTTGGAAGAAAATTGGGAAATAGTTATGATGTTTTTAAGAATGACTACACAATGGGACTGTTCTTTTGGAGGTATGATAGGTTTAAAATATGAGGTCTTACTGCTTGCTGGTGGACTATTTGACCTATACAATATAGAAAACCGACAAGAAATGTTTGAGGGCTTACAACTTATGGAATCTGTAGCTCTTGTTGAAATCAATAAGGATAAAAAATAATGGCAAGAACTGTTGATAAAGTAAAACTTAAATTAGAACTTGAAGGTTTTTCTGCAATCAAAAGCATAGGTAAAGATTTTGAAAAATTTACAAGTACAGTATCAATAACACCAAAAAAATTAGATTCATTATTAGAAAGACTAAAAAAAGTAAATAAAACAACTCAGTTAAGTAAAAATTCTTTTGAAGGACAAATTGGTGTACTAACAAAACTTAGAAATAGTGTTGGAATTGGCACTGAGGCTTATGATCGTCTTGGAAAAGAAATAGATCAAGTAAGAGCAAGTATGGATGCTCTTAATGCGTCAGGTAAAAAACAAGGTTTCTTTGGCAAAGTAGGTGCGGGATTTCAAGCGGGTAGAGGTGCAGCTTTAACTGGTGCTGTTGGTAGATTTTTACCACCGTCAGCACAGATAGGAGGTATAGCGGGTTTTGCAAAAGGAGGAACAGCAGGTGCAATAGCGGGTGGTGCGATTGGTCTTGGTGTTGATGCTGTAGCAGGTGGAGTTCAGTTTGCTAGGCAAGCTGCAATACAAGCATCACAAGTACAAAAATTAGAAATAGCATTAAGAGGTGCAGTCAAAACAGAAGCAGATTTTCAAAAAGGTTTAGAAATAATTGCTAATACATCTAAGAGATTAAATGTACCTATAGCTGCATCAACTAAGCAATTTACAACTTTAGCTGCTTCTGTTGTAGGTGCGGGTGGATCTATTGAACAAGCAAAGGTTGTCTTTGAGGGGGTTTCAAACTCAATTAAGGCAACTGGTGGTAATGCAGAAGATGTGCAATCTGCTATAAGAGCGATGAGCCAGATATTTGGTAAAGGTAAGGTATCGGCAGAAGAGCTACAAGGTCAACTCGGTGAAAGATTGGCTGGTGCGGTTGTAAAGTTCGCAGAAGCAAATGGTAGTAGTTTGCAGAAATTACAAAAAGACTTAAGAGATGGAACAGTTGGATTAGATCAAGTTATAAAATTTGCACAAAAATTAAATGATGATTTTGCAACAACAGCAGAAACCGTGGCAAATTCATCAGCAGATGCGGGTCAAAGATTGCAAACACAAATAAATAATTTATCAATAGCAATAGGTAAAGATTTAATTCCAATCGGGGCTGCTCTGCAAAAACAATTTTCTGAAATTCTTCTTGGTTTTCAAGGTAATAATGGTGCTGTTGTTGCTTTAACTGAAAGTATAAAGATTTTTGGTGGCTTCTTAGTTTCAACAGTAGCTCTTGTTCGGACATTAGTAAGAACTTTAGTTGATTTAACTAAAATTCTATTTCAAGTTGTTGTGATGGGAGATTTTGAAGCTGCAGGAAAAGTCATTACTAAAGGATTTGAAGATTTACTAATAAACTTTGAAAAAGATAAAAAAGCTCTAACAGATATTGCTTTGGGTGTACAACCTCCTGAGGTTGGAGAAGGTAGTGGAGCTAATACAACAACAAAGGGCTTACCAAAACTAACTGAGGATGATGCAAAGAAAGGAGAGAAAATTTTAGCTAAATATTTAGATACAGTAAAAGATATTAATACACAAATAGCTAATAGTTTCGTCAATACATTTAAAAAGATGGAAGATGCACTTGTAGAGTTTGTATTACAAGGAACATTTAACTTCAAAAAACTTGCAAAATCAATAATTGCAGATATAACAAGAATAATTATCAGATCACAAATTATAGCTCCACTTACAGGAGGACTTGGAAATATATTTGGAGGTGGTGGTAATAATGTAGTTAAAAATATTGCACCTGTTGTTTCTAATCTTGCACCTACTTTTAAAGGTTTTAATCCTGCTGATGTAGATGTGCCAGGATTTGAAACATTTACTCCTACACCAATTACAGGAGATCCTTTTGATAGTGATTTATTTTATAAATTTGATCCAAACGCTTTAGGTAATGTAATCGCAAATAACAAAATCGTTCCTTATGCAAAAGGTGGTCTAATTGAACGTCCAACTATGTTCCCTCTGGCTGATGGAGCAGCGATAGCAGGCGAAGCGGGTGTTGAAGCAATTATGCCTTTGCGTAGAGGTAGAGATGGAAAACTTGGAGTAGAAGCATCAGGTGGAAATATTGGTAATATAACTGTGAATGTAGATGCGTCAGGTTCTTCTGTAGAAGGCGACACCAATCAGTCTCAAGAACTTGGAAACATTCTTGGTGCTGCTATACAAGCAGAACTTATTAGACAAAAACGACCTGGAGGTTTATTAGGTTAATGGCACAAACTTTTCCCTCTATAGAAGCTAGTTTTGGAATTACAAAAAAAACTCAACCTTTTGTAACTCAAACAAGATTTCAAGATGGTTATGAGCAAATAATAAAATTTGGATTAAACATTAATCCAAAAGAATATAGTCTTAGTTTTAACAATATTACTGAAGCAGAAAGTGATACTATTGAGACTTTTTTAAATGCAAGAATAGAAGATGGCGATTACTTTAACTGGCAAGCACCTGATGAAGCTACAACAAGTAAATATCGTGCTTTAAATAGAAACAAGCAAATAAAATTCCCTGGTAGAGCTACGATTACTGTTACTTTTAAAGAAGTATTTGAACCCTAATGGCAATACCTGTATCTGAGCTACAGAAACCAAATGTAGATAATATTATTGAGCTTTTTCAATTAGAACTTAATACCACCATGCACGGTATTTCTCAAACATATTATTTTCATAACGGAGTTAGTGATAATAATCAAACAAACATAATCTTTAATAATATTGAATATACAAGGATGCCTATTGAAGCAAGTGGATTTCAATTTAATGGTAAACAATTACCAAGACCAACATTAAAAATTTCTAATATTTTTGGAACAATAACAACTATTCTCTTAACACTTCCTCAAGGTTTAGAAGGTGCAAAGGTCACAAGAATAAGAACTTTAAGAAGATTTATTGACGATGCAAATTTTGAAGGTGGAGATATTTTGTTAGAAGACGGTTCTTTTCTACTACAAGAAGATAATAGTGTTACAGATCTTGAGTCGGGTGCAAATCCATTTGGTGCTGCTGATCCTACAGCCTTATTTCCGTTAGAAGTATTTTTTATTGATCGTAAAGCTTCTGAAAATAGATCAGTTGTAGAATTTGAACTTGCAGCAAGCTTTGATTTACAAGGAGTAAGATTGCCAAAACGTCAAATCTTACCTCAAGACTTTCCTGGTATTGGATCTTTCTTCTCATAATGTGGCAAGAACTTGCATTAAAACACGCACAAGAATCTGACCCTAAAGAATCTTGTGGTTTGTTATTAATAAAAAAAGGAAAAGAAGTATATTTTCCTTGTAAAAATATAGCTCCTGATCCTACAGATCAATTTATTTTAGACCCACAAGATTATGCTGATGCAGAAGATCAAGGAGAAATAACTGCTGTAATTCATAGTCATCCTGTTACAAGTCCAGAACCAAGTCAAGCGGATAAAATAGCTTGCGAAAAATCAGGAATAAAATGGTGGATTGTACAACCAAATCTTAATAAGTGGACATCATTTGAACCATGCGGATATAAAGCACCCTTAATAGGAAGAAAATGGGTTTTTGGTTTAACTGATTGTTGGAGTTTGTGTCGTGATTGGTACGATCAAGAACTTGGGATAGAACTAAGAGATTGGGAAAGACCAAATGACCACAATGATTTTCTTAAAAATCCAATGTTTAATGGATGCTATGAAGAAACAGGTTTTAGAGAATTACTACAAGAAGAAGAGTTAAAAAAAGGCGATTTATTATTAATGTCAATAGGCAGTAGCGGATTAAACCATATTGGTGTTTACTTAGGAGAGCAGACCGTTTTACATCATTTGCAAAATAGATTATCAAGTCGTGATTTATTAGATGAATGGTTGCTAAAATGCACAGGTAAAAGGATTCGTTATGCTACGCAAAATTAAGCTATACGGAGAACTTGCGAAGTTTCTAGGTCAGAAAACCTTTGAAGCAGAAGTTAATAATGCTGCACAAGCAGTAAGATTTTTAGTCACTAATTTTCCTACTGTTGAAAAATATATGTCTGATAAGTATTACAAGGTAATAATTAATGATTGGGAGTTAGAGGAAAAAGAATTACATTATCCAACTGGACAAAGCGATATAAAGATAGTTCCTGTTATTACTGGTGCGGGAGGGGCATCAGGAAGACAAATATTATTTGGTGCTGTTTTAATAGGAGCAAGCTTTATGTTTCCTGGTGCGGGTATGTTTGGAACTACTGGTTTGTTTGGAGCAGGGAAAGCTGTTGCAGGAACATTTTTGACAAAGATGGGAACTATGGTATCTGCTATGGGTGCTTCAATGATTCTAAGTGGTATCGACCAAATGCTTACACCTACACCACCTGTCCCAGAAGATAGTCAAGATCCAAGAAAGTCTTTCAACTTTAGTGGTATTCAAAACACCTCAAGAGCTGGCGTTGCAGTACCCATACATTATGGTCGTGTTATAACTGGATCAATTACTGTCTCAGCAAATATTGAAAATGAACAGGTGGAAGTATGAGTAAAATTTTAGGCTCTGGAGGTGGAGGAGGAAAAGGAGGCGGTGGTGGTGATCGCTCTCCAACAGAAGCAAAAGATAATTTAGACTCAAAAAGTTTTGCAAGAGTTTTAGATGTTATAGGTGAGGGAGAAATACAAGGACTCGAAAACGGTGCTAAATCTATATTTTTAAATAACACTCCATTACAAGCATCTGATGGATCATTTAATTTTAAAGATGTTAGTTTTGAAGCAAGAACAGGTACATCTAGTCAAACAACCATTCCAATCACTAGAGATGTAGCGACAACCAAATCAACAGGTTTTTCTACTGTACCTCAAGCACAACCAAAAGTTATACAAATAACTGATTCAGATGTTGATGCTGTTTCAATACAAATAACTGTTCCTGTCTTACAAAGATTTACTGATGAAGGAGATATTTTCGGAACTTCAGTTGAATTAGCAATAGCTGTTCAATATCAAGGAGGATCATATCAAACTGTTGTTTCTGGGAATAAAGGTACAATTTCTGGAAGAACACCTGATACATATTTAAGAGATTATTTAATAAATTTAAGTGGTAATTTTCCTGTAAATATTAGAGTAACTCGTATAACACCTGATAGTAGCTCTAGTAAGCTTTCTAATGCTTTTCAATTTAATACTTATGTAGAAATAAAATATGACAAACTTACTTATCCAAATACAGCACTTGTTGGATTGAAAGTTGATGCAGAACAATTTAGTTCTATACCAACAAGAAAATATCTAATTAAAGGTACAAAAGTAAAAATTCCTCATAATGCAACTGTTAATGCAGATGGAAGTTTGTCATATTCTGGAGTTTTTAATGGAACATTAGGAGCAGCACAATGGACAAACGATCCCGCCTGGTGTTTATACGATTTACTTACAAGTTCTAGGTATGGGCTAGGAGATCACTTAACAGAAGCAGATTTAGATAAATTTAGTTTTTACACAGCTTCAGTTTATTGCAGTACACAAGTTGACGATGGAACTGGTACAGGTTCTACAGAACCTAGATTTAGTTGTAATGTTTCTCTTCAAAACCAACAAGAAGCTTATAACGTGGTAAATCAAATGTGTTCTGTTTTTAGAGCAATGCCATTATGGAGTGCGGGTTCATTATCAATAACTCAAGATGCTCCAAAAGATCCAACATACTTGTTTTCATTAGCAAATGTTTTAGAGCCTGGTTTTAGTTATTCCAACGTAAGTCAAAAACAAAGACCAACTGTAGTAATAGCTAAATATCTTGATATGGACTTGCGTGATATTAATTACGTTGAACAAATTGATACCGCAAACCAAGCAAGGTACGGAACAGTTATTAAAAATATTGATAGTTTTGCTTGTACATCAAGAGGTCAAGCTTCTCGATTAGCAAAGTGGATGTTATATATGTCAAACGTAGAAAGAAGTGTTGTTACCTTTAGTACTGCTATTGATGCAGGAGTTGTAGTAAGACCAGGACAAGTTATTGAGATTGCAGATCCAATGGTTGCGGGTGAGAGAAGAAGTGGAAGGATAATTTCTGCAACTACAAATACTGTCACAGTAGATGATGCTACTGGTTTGAATATGCAAACAAA